AACTGATTACCATCAGTATCGGTGCGAGTCGCACATCAAAGCAATGGACCCGTACGGAGATGTTGTGGTCCGAGTTTTGTGAGCGCCTCAAAATCCCCGTTCGTACAACAGAAACCGTGGACGAATACCATAGATTGCCAAAATCTGAGAAAAGCAAGCTAAAGGACATAGGCGGCTTTGTTGGTGGTACGTTAAACGGTCTACAACGTAAAGCTATTAACGTGTCTGGGCGTGATCTGATTACTCTTGATATGGATGCCATATCGCCTGGGGAAACTGAGAACGTCGCTCGCACGATTGACAGCCTAGGCATGGCTTATGTCATATACTCAACCCGTTCTCACACTGTGCATCGTCCACGGTTACGTGTTATCGTCCCTACTGATAGAACGATGACACCTGATGAGTATGAGCCTATTGCTCGTAAGCTGGCGGAGCTCATCGGCATCGGTATGATGGACGGAACTACGTTCGAAGCTTCTCGGCTCATGTATTGGCCATCATGTCCTAACGATGCGCAATACGTATATTATGTAGGCGATAAGGCGTTCTTATCTGCTGACGGTATGCTCAGCCAATACACTGATTGGCGAGATGTGCGTTCTTGGCCACAAGTACCAGGTAAGGAAGCATCGCAGCATGAAAAGCAGCTACTTGCAAAGCAAGCTGATCCGAGAGAAAAACCAGGTATCGTAGGTGCCTTTTGTCGAATATATGGTATCCGTGAGGCGATTGATAAATTCATACCTCATGCATATGTCGATGTTGACGGCAGCGAGGACCGCTTAACGTTCGTTACTGGCTCAACGGTAGCCGGGGCAGGTATATATGATGACGATACATTCCTGTTCAGTCACCATAATACTGACCCGTGTAGTGGTCAATTAGTTAATGCCTTTGACCTTATCCGGCTGCATAAGTTCCACAGCTTAGACGAGACTGCTAAGGACGGGACACCTGGGCATAAGCTTCCATCTTACATGGCTATGTCTAAACTAGCTATGCAAGATACGGTAGTCGTTAATGAACTCAACATGGCCCGTGCCCGAGAATCGGCATCAAATGTATTTGCTGATATTATCACGGATGTATCGGCTCACGCTGAGACATCCGACCTCGACCCTAATGCGTTAACGAACGTCGACTGGATGAAAAGTTCGACTTTAAAGTACGACGAGAATGGTCGACCTAAGAACACGCTAGATAACATGCTTAAAATCATGCACCATGATCCGGCGCTTGTCGGTAGACTTGCCTATGATAGATTTGGTTCGAGATACGTGGCAAAAGGGGCCCTACCATGGAACCCAACACCAGGACTTCGCATATGGACAGACACAGATGATGCGGGCTTACGGTGGTACCTAGAAAATAAGTATGATATCACCGGCAAAGATAAAATTATGGATGCCCTCATTATGTGCGCTGAGCAAAATGGATTTAATGAAGTACTAGATTATCTTAACGGGTTATCCTGGGACGGCATTGCCCGATTAGATACCATATTCATCGATTACTTAGGGGCTGAGGATAATGTGTATACCCGTGCAGCCGCTAGAAAGTCATTTACGGCGGCAGTAGCGCGAGCGTTTGAACCTGGATGCAAGTATGATACGATGCCAATTCTTATCGGAGGTCAGGGTATTGGTAAAAGTACTCTTATCCGCACGATGGGCAAGAAGTGGTACGCTGACGGCTTAAATACCTTTGAGGGTAAAGAAGCCGCAGAAGGTATTCAAGGTAAATGGATCATAGAAGCCGGTGAAATGGCTGGGTATTCGAGGGCTGAAGAAAATGCATCTAAGCAATTTCTAAGTCGTCAAGTAGATGTATTTCGTCAAGCCTATGGCCGACGTACGCAAGAGTATCCACGGCAGTGTGTATTCTTTGGTAGTACGAATCAATATGAATTCCTAAAAGATATTACAGGCAATCGCCGATTTTGGCCTATTGATCTTGAGATGACGACTCCACGAAAGAATATATTCGTTAATCTTCCGGGGGAAGTAGACCAGTTATGGGCGGAGGCTTTGTATCGGTATAAAAGCGGGGAAAGCCTCATTATCGAGGATGACCCGAACGTACTAAAACTGGCTGATGCGGCTAGAGAGGCACACATGGAATCAAATACCAAAGCAGGACTGATTAATGAGTTTTTATTAATCAAAGTGCCTTTAAATTGGAATGTAATGAGTCGGAGCGCCAGGAGGACGTATCTCAGCATGAATGCTAAGCCTGCCGAGGGTCAAGAGTTAGTATATCGTGACCGTATTTGTGCGGCAGAGGTATGGTGGGAATGTTTTGGTAACGACCCGAGTCGCATGAAGAAGATCGAGACAAGGGAAATTAATCAAATACTGGCGGACTCCCCATATACAATGGGCGGAAGTCAGTTGATGAGATTTGGTGAATATGGACATCAAAGAGGGTTCAGAATCAACGAGTCAAAACTGAAATTATAGCGTTAACATTCTCAATTAAGCGTTAACATTCTCAGTATTTTTGTTAACATTAGAATGTTAACGAATTCGGAGAATGTTAACGTACCATGTTAACGCATAAAGTCAGTATTTATCTATATTCATATATGTTTGTTAACAATGTTAACATTATATACTGGTAAATATCAAAACAAAGAGTTTTAAGAAAAAATACGCCCTTTACAGCCTTAATTTGAACCCTCATATACGCGTATGTAAACATGTTAACGTTTAAAAATTTCAGAGGTGAGAAATGTTAGAAAAGGATATCGAGAGAAAATTAGTTGCAGGCGTCAAACGTTCGGGAGGTAAAGCGTATAAGTTTGTATCCCCTGGTAATGTCGGTGTGCCTGATCGAATCGTCATATGGCCGAACGGCGTTATTCATTTTGTAGAGTTGAAGACGTCCAAAGGCGCACTTTCTCGGTTGCAGGGAGTCCAAGCCCGTGAACTTCAAAAGCTAAATCAAAAAGTATTTGTGTTAAAAGGTGCAGATGCGCTGGCTGGTTATCTGGATCAATTCATAGAAGAATTTGGGGTGAAAGCGTAATGCAGTTTATTGATTTCTTCTCCGGGATTGGAGGTTTCCATAGTGGCTTAGAGAAAGCAGGTATGCAATGTGTTTGATGGTGTGAATTTGATAAATTTGCGCAAGCATCGTATAGGGCGATGTATGATACAGCAGATTTATGGTTTGGTGATGATATTCAAAAAGTTAAAGGCCACGAACTACCGAAAGCCGATTTATGGACATTTGGATTTCCTTGCCAAGATGTAAGCGTTGCAGGAAAACAAAAGGGTATAAAAAAGGAACGCGAAGCGGATTGTTTTATGAAGTTATGAGGTTGCTAGATGAATGTGAAGAAAATAGACCCCAGTGGCTTGTGTGTGAAAACGTTAAGAATTTGTTGTCAATCGATAACGGAAGAGGATTCCTTAATGTTATCAGTGAAATGGCCGAAAGAGGGTACAGTTGTGAGTGGAAAGTGTATAATTCCAAAGACTACGGAGTCCCTCAAAATCGAGAACGCGTGTATATTGTTGGATATTCTGGAAGAATGTGTTCCAGAAAGTTATTACCTAACCCCAGAGAAAACGCAAAAACTCTTAAACAAATCGTTGGTGGTTCACAAGGAATGAGGGTATACGATCCAGAAGGAACAAGTTGTACTTTGTCAGCACAAGGTGGTGGAATGGGTGCAAAAACTGGATTGTACACTATTACGGAAAGTGGTATTCATAATCTAGGGAATGTTACTGCCTATAAAAATGATTACACAGTACACGCAAGCGGTGTAGCACGCACGTTAATGGCAAGCGATTATAAACACGTTCCAAAAGTAGCTATTAAAAATGTAACAAAACAAGGGTATTCAATGGCAGCAGTCGGCGACGGCACAGATATTGCATATCCAGAAAGCGAAACACGAAGAGGTCGAGTGCAGCCACAACGATTTAATACATTAACAACAAGTGATAATCTGGGTGTTCTTGTAAATGGTGAACCTATCAGAATTAGAAAATTAACTCCTAAAGAATGCTGGCGTCTACAAGGTTTTACAGATGAACAGTTTGAGAAAGCAGCCGCAGTAAATAGCAATAGTCAGCTTTATAAACAGGCTGGTAACGCGGTTACGGTAAATGTGGTTGAAGAAATTGGAAAACATATTCTATGTTTCCATACTTTATACGGAGGTATGTGATATGCAGTTTATCCCGCATACGTATCAGCGATATTGTATCGATAAGACCGTTAATCAAAATAAGATAGGGTTATTCCTGGATATGGGTTTAGGGAAAACGATTATCACGTTATCAGCCATATACGAATTGAAGTACTCTAGATTTGCCATCCGTAAAGTGCTAATCATAGCGCCTAAGAAAGTAGCGGAGGCTACATGGCAACGAGAAGCGCGAAAATGGGACGGTGTAGGTATATTAAGGATATCTACTGTATTAGGCAGCCTGAAAAAGCGTATTAAGGCTTTAAACACACCTGCCGACATCTACATCATCAATCGTGAGAATGTAACGTGGCTAGTTGATTACTATAAGAATGCATGGCCATTTGACATGGTAGTTGTGGATGAATCTAGTTCCTTTAAAAACCACACGGCTAAACGCTTTAAATCATTAGCCTATATGCATAACCACATCAAGCGCATGGTGTTGTTAACGGGTACGCCAGCCCCTAATGGGTTAATCGACTTATGGGCACAAGTGTATTTATTAGACCGCGGCGAGTCGTTAGGTAAAACGTACACAGGATTTAGAGATTACTATTTCGAGCCCGATCAGAGGTCACGCGAAATGGTGTACTCCTATAAACCTAAATCCGATTCAAATGACAGCATTATGACGGCAATATCTGGGTTATGCATATCCATGAAAGCTGATGACTATTTGGAGCTACCTCCAGTAATCAACGATATTAAATATGTGCAGTTAGATTCAAAAGCTAAAAAGGCATACGAAGATATGGAGCGCACATCTGTATTAGAGTTGATTGAAGCCGGCGAAGATATCACAGCTTTGAGTGCAGCAGCATTATCTACAAAGCTACAACAGTTAGCGAACGGTGCTGTATATGATGGCGACAGAAACGTTCACGAGATACACGGCTGTAAAATTGAGGCTTTTATGGAACTTGTAGAACAGTTAAACGGAAAGCCTGCATTAGTGTTTTACAACTTTAAACATGACTGTGAACGACTAAAAGCAGCATTAGCTAAGACTAAATTACGAGTCTGTGAGTTAAAGGGTGCCGATGATGAGATAGCATGGAATGCTGGAGAGATTGATATTCTATTAGCACATCCGGCTAGTACGGCATACGGGCTTAACTTACAGGACGGCGGCAACCACGTAATATGGTTCGGGTTAAACTGGAGTCTTGAGTTATATCAACAAGCTAATAAGCGGTTACATCGCCAAGGTCAAATGGAGAAGGTAATTATCCATCATCTAATATGTGAGGGAACTCGTGATGAGGATATGATGGATGCACTAGCCCAAAAAGACCGAGCACAGGAATATGTGCTGCAAAGCCTAAAAGCAAGAATCGATAAATACAGAAAGGATGATTAATATGGATCAATTTATAATGGTAGGATTAATCGGAGTTATCGTAGTAATGGCGTGTTACATGATTATTCAAGTTATAGATATCATTGATAATCGAAAACACAAGACAGTATATGGGCTAACCCCAGGTAGATTGTATGAGAGACCCAATAATCCCCCGCCGCCACCTATTAAGTTATCAGCTAGCGAGGAATTAGGGCGATATATAGCCGATGAAAGATTTAGGCATTTAGGAAAAGTAACGAATCAATTTGGGATACATATGGGTAAAGTTATAGCAGATAAATCCCCTAATCGCATAATTAGTCAATGCGATGATATAAACCACCCAAGCCATTATACACAAGGAGATATCGAGGTTATCGATTACATCGAAGACAAGAAACTTGGGTATCGATTGGGTAATGTAGTGAAGTATGTATCCCGAGCTGGTCATAAGGACGATGCTATTAAGGACTTGAAAAAAGCCCGTTGGTATCTAAATCGGGAAATTGCAAAGAGGGAAGAGCATGACAAAAGTCGAGCGGCTACTAATTAACAAAGGGCACTATCTAGATGACACGTATCATCTTGTCATGGATATAGTTAAGGTTGTAGATAATCTCAAGGATAATGTTGCCGAGAGATTAGATGATGATCTGAGTGATGATGCGTACGCCATGTGTGAGGAGATGTTTACCGCTGTTGAGCAATGCAAAACAGATATGGTAGAAGCCATCGAGGATATTGTCGAACGTATGGAGGTAAAGGATGCAAAAGCGTAGAAGCAGGGCAGATGTGATTGTAGGTGCCATACAGTCAGATTTAAGTCTTGCCATCATACGAGCCCGTAATAGACAACTGAGATCACCTATGCTAGATGATAGAATTCGTGAAAGCGGATACATTGACGGATTACTACGAGCACAGATGATTATCAGTAAATATGGGGACTATCGCATATGATGGGTATAGAAGAACTACAAGCTGTCCGCTATACTGAGCAGCGAATGCGTGCGTTAGAGATTCAGCTAAGTGCGATTAACCGAGATTTACATTCAGAAGCTATACAGATATGTGAATCGGGAGATGCTATGCCACGAATCAGTAAGCACTTACAAGAATGTAGGGAGGAGCTGAACAGAGAATGGGATGAATTGATTGATTCTCGAAACAAGGTCAAGCAAGTCATCAACCAAATAACTGATGGACAATACAGAGATGTACTGAATCTCAGATACATTAATGCATTGCCATGGGAGCAGATAGCTGTCGAACTAGGGTATTCGTGGCGACAAGTTCACAGACTTCACAAGAAAGCAATAGCTGAATTTGAAAAGATGGCATAGAATGGCACACTCTTAATTTAATATAATGTAAATGTAGTAGATAGCAGGCAGTGTCTGGCCCGCACAATATGTCTGCCTGCTGCACTGCCCCGGGGTAGACCTTACTTAGTTGAGGTCTACCCTTTTTCTTATTGAGTATCAATGATAATACCTAATTGAGAAAATAAAAATTTGGAAAAGGTACTTCCTCGACGGAAAATCGCCGGTGGTCGCCTCCGCGCGATGTTTGTCCGCATGTGAAAAATTTTTTCAAGTAGAAAGTACCCTACCAATAGACACTTACGGAAGGAGGTCCAAAAATGGCCACGGAAAGACCCAAAGTCAAGTTCGATGACAATGGCGAGATCATTGTCACCACAAAAGTGCTCTGCCAAATCTTGGACCTCGGTCCGGAAATGATATCACGCCACAATCGCGCAGGTATGCCGAAGGTGGCAACGGGTTGGTGGAACGTTCGTGAAGTTCTTGTATGGCTTGGCATGTCCAAGGATAAGGACGGAACGAAATCCGCTGCTCAAAGAAAACTTGAAGCCGAGGCTGACTATAAGGAATTCAAAGCGAAACGCGAAAAGCGAATGAATGAAGTTCTTGAAGGCCAATATATTTCGGTAGAAGATGTAACTCGTGAATGGACTGGACGCGTTAACGAATTGAAATCATCCCTTGGGCTGTTACCCAAAGCGGTTAGCAAAGAATTTCCAGATGCAGAAACAAGGGTGATTGTAGAGAGGACGGTGAATGAGTGTGTCAACGAGTACCTCGAAAGCTACGCGCGCGACGGCGTCTACACGAAAACGAAGAAAAAATAATTCTAAAAATTCAGAGAATCCGAATAAACAATGTCATTACAATTCATCACAAGATTCTAGTACATCGTTTACGTGGACGGCGCAAGAACTCGCAGCTTTCAAGCCTCCGGAGCGGTACACCGTTTCCACATGGGCCGATAAGTTCAGAGTACTCCCAAGCACTAGTGCAGAACCCGGACCCTGGCACACGCACCGCACTCCATATTTAAGAGAGCCTATGGATATGCTTAACAACGATTTGATTGAATCGATTGTACTGTGCTTTGGCGCACAGATTGGTAAGACGGAGGCGGAACTCAATATGATAGGGTTCGCACTTCATCAATCTAAGGCACCGGTCATGATGGTATATCCAACAGACATGCTGGCCAAGTTCAATAGCGATAAACGTGTTCAGCCAATGATCACGAATACGGAACCTTTGGCCAAGATGTATGACGAGAACGCTAGTTCTAAGTTAGAACTCAACTTCAATACAGGAAACTACATGGTATTGTCCGGTGCTAACTCTCCATCGAGTCTAGCGTCAAGGGCTATCAAATATGTGTTTTTCGATGAAGTTGATAAGTACCCAGTATTCTCCGGCAAGGAAGCAAACCCAATTAAGTTGGCAACGGAACGTACTAAAACGTTCGTTGATGCCAAACACGTGATGGTATCAACTCCAACAGTCGAAAATGGCAATATCTGGACAGCTTTCAAGCAAGCTCACGCGCAGAAAGAGTACTATGTACCGTGCCCACACTGTGGTGAGTATCAAAAGCTCGTGTTCAAACAGATTAAATGGCCCGATGAGGCTAAAGGCAATAAGGACCGCATCAGGGACACCGCCTATTATGAATGCGCGCATTGCAAGAAAGCGATACACGATAAGCACAAAATGGATATGCTCCGTAACGGAGAATGGCGAACCGAAAATGAGCCTGATTGTCGAGTGCGTTCGGTTGGCTACCACTTATCGTCCTTGTACTCTCCATGGATAGCCTTTGGGAAAGTTGCGTACGAGTTTTTTACATCAAAAGACTTCCCGGACCAACTTATGAACTTTATCAATTCCTGGCTAGCAGAACCTTGGCGAAGTGCTAAGACGAAGAGTACGCAAGCGTTACACTTCACTGAATCAACGTATGACCGTGGAGTAGTACCGGATAAGGCAACGCTACTTATTGCAAGCGTTGACGTACAGCTTGACCACTTCTGGTGGGAGGTTAGGGCATACGCACCAGGCGTTAAGTCCTATCTCATCGATTATGGCCAGGCTAGTACATGGGATGACTTAGAGGAGATCATAGTCAACAGGGAATACCCAACGGAGTATGGCGAACCTCGACAAGTGATGAAGGCTGGCATTGACTCAGGTTTCAGAACCGATGAGGTGTACCAATTCTGTGCAAGGTTCCCTGAAATATGTATTCCGTTAAAGGGTTCATCGAATCACAAGACACTAACGGCGCCATATTCAATGTCTAGCGTTGAGAAGGGCGTTATCGGCGGTCTGAAATTGTACGTCCTTAACACGGACTACTGGATGGACTTCATATTTGCGCGGATGGTACGGCCAACCGATGAGGTCGGTACAATCCATCTGTTCAAGGATTGTCCACAGGAATATACCGACCATCTTCGGTCGGAAGAAAAACAAGAAATCCGCAATGTGAAAACGGGTGAAGTCACGGTGCAGTGGAAACCCCTCACGGGGCACCCTACGAATCACTTGCTTGATACCTGTACATACAATGCTGCAGTCGCAGACATTGCAGGGGTGAAGTATTTAACGGAGCCCGAAGAATATGAAGAATCCAATCCTGTCACCGAGGATATCGACTACGGTGTAGGAATGGGAAATACGAACCATTGGTTTAGATAAGGAGGTGAACCATGAGCGATGTAAACGAACAATTGGACCGTATCCGTGAAGTCATCGAGGATATCGAAACAAAAGGATACTCCGAGTTACAGATTGGCGGTAAGCGGTTCAAAGCGATTGACCTTCCCGTGTTATACGCAAGAGAACAAACGTTAATGCAACGTGTTCATGAGGAAGCAAACGGCTTCCAGAGTGATGCATACGTGACATGGGGTGGGCGATGAATATCTTAGACAAGATAATCGGTTGGGTTAGCCCTGAGAGGGCGCTTAATCGTATCGCAGCACGAGAGGCTATCCGCCAATATGATGCGGCGTCAATGGACCGATTGAGTAGCGACTGGCAACCTGCTTATGGCACTGCCGAGCAGTTGGCCACCGGAGCGCGTGACCTTATTCGAGGTCGAGCTCGTGCAGCTGAAATGAACAGCGACCTAGCTGAGTCTGTAGTTACCGCGCTGATCCGAAACGTCATTGGTGTTGGGATTAAACCACAGGCAAAAGTTAGAAGCGGTAAAGGCAAGTTAAATACGAACCTTAACAACAAAATCGAAAAGGCCTGGGCAAAATGGACGGAGGCTGAAAATGCGGACGTCCGAGGGATGTCTAACTTTTACGAACTGCAGTCTATCGCGCTACGGCGGATGTTGTATGACGGTGAAATCCTCGTCAACAAAACCGCACAAGGTGAGTACTTGCCACTATCAATCCAATTGATCGAGGCAGAGAATATCGGAGCGGTTAGCCTACAGAATGGCAAGAATAACATCATCAATGGTGTGGAGGTTAACGAATATGGGAAACCAGTTGCGTATCACGTATATCAAAGCGATCCAATGGGGTTACGCAGTTTCGACGCATTACGGTTAACTACTAACCAGGCGTTCTTATTATTCAAGCCAACTCGTACCTCTCAGCTTCGAGGGATGAGTCACCTGGCATTAGTCCTTCGTCGAATCCACGATATTGACGAATACATGGACGCAGACTTAATCGCCGCCCGTGTATCAGCGTGTTATAGCGCGTTCATCACGTCTCAAAATTCAGCACGTCAAACGGCGATGCTACCACGGGATAGTAAAGGACGACCTAACATGACATTAGCACCAGGCATGGTTAGACACCTTAGTCCTGGTGAATCCATTGAGTTTGCAGACCCTAAACGTAATGCAGGGACTGCTAGTGAATACTCGGCAACTCAGACACGGAGAATATCCTCCGGTCTAGGAATGAGCGCGGATATCGTGGCTCGTAATATATCAGGTAACTTCTCCGCAGCAAGGCAAAATCTGTTAGAGGACCAAAAGACCTTCCGACAATGGCAAGAATTTGTTATCGCACACTTTTGCATGCCGATTTGGAAAGCCTTTATTGACGCAATGTACTTAGCGGGTGAACTACCATCTGACTACTTGGCGAATAAGGACAAGTACCAAGAAGTATCTTGGCTTGCGCCAGGTTGGTCGTGGATAGACCCAGTTAAGGAAGTTAACGCCAATAAGGAAGCTATCAAATCAGGCCTTACAACCTTAGAGGATGTGTGCGCAGCATCTGGGCGTGATTGGGAGGAAGTTCTTGAACAACGGAAACTCGAACAGGATAGAGCCAAGGAGCTCGGGGTGTTACTAGATTATTCCAGTGAGTTGCAACCATTGATGGACCCAGATAGTGACGATAACGTCCAACAATCACAGGAAGGAGCTGATGGCTAACAATGGACGAAAATGAAAAACGTAGCATTTATGGTAACTATTGCCGTGAATCTACGATTGACCAAGTCGACTCCGACAATCGGACGGTAGAACTTTCCTTCTCCTCCGAAACGCCATATGGCCGTTGGTTCGGCGATGAAATCCTTTGCCATGATGAAGAATGTATCAATCTTGATAGATTTAACGATGGCTTAGGCACCGTGTTATTTAACCATGATCGTGATGCGGTCGTGGGGCACATCGAAAAGGTGTGGGTTGAAGATAATCGCGGTAAAGCGTTAGTACGCTTTGACGAAGATGAACAATCCGACGCCATATTTAAAAAAGTCCAATCCGGAACACTTCAAGGTGTTAGCGTAGGATACTCTATTAACCGATACGAAGTGCTTGAAGACGATAGTACTACATCCACGAATGGCCGTTTCATCGGTCCAGCATACGTCATCACCGATTGGGAACCTTTAGAAATCAGCATTGTATCCGTACCTGCAGACCCTACGGTCGGCGTAGGGCGCAGTGCAGATGATATTCAAATTCATACAGGTATTGACACACAGGAGGAACAAAAAGGTATGGATGAAAAAGAAAAATTGACTGAAACTCCAGAAGTGAAATCCGCTCCAGTTGAAGGCGGTATCACAAAAGAACAATTGGCAAAAGCAATGGAAGAAGAACGTAAACGTACTTCCGAAATTACTGCTATGTTCCGCGACTTCGATGTAGAAGGCGCGGATGAAGCAATCGTATTGGGCAAATCCGTTGACGAAGCACGTGCAATGGTTATGGACCAATTGCGTGCACGTAACGCAGGCGTGTCCGTTAAAATGGGCGAATCTGAATCCGATAAATTCCGCGCAGCTGCACAAGATGCAGTATTAATGGCGGCAGGGATTCAAGTAGCTGAACCCGCAACAGGAGCTAAAGAAATAAGCGGCCACTACTTAGTT